ACGCTTGATCTTGCGCTTGCTGACCAACATTCATTCCGCTCAATGCGCTTCGTGCCGCTGCTTCACCTTGCTGCATTGCTACCATTCCAGCTTGACGAGCCTGTTCATTCTGCGCGTTAATTTGAGCCTGCCGTTCCAACTCCGCTGCTGCCGAGGCTTGCTGCGCTTGCATTGCCTGTTGAGACTGCATCATTGCCATATATGGAGCCATTGTGTCCATTGGCGATGCAGCTTGAGCTTGAGCTTTTGGTTGTTTAGGTGTTGATGATCGACTTCCGCCCATAAATTAAAAGAATTTGTTGGTTGTTAGCACGGCATTTAACTTTGTTCAAGAACTTTTTTGCGAGCTTCCTTGCAAAGATCACTTCCGGGTTCAAATTGCCTGCAAGAATTTGGTCTGTCATCGTAAACTTTGCAACAAACAGATTTACCAGCCTTCCCATCAAGAGCAATGCATCGATTATCTATTGTTTTCATCAGTGGATAATCTGTTCTGACCATTTCATTCGGTATGTTTATTGCGTCTGAACGATCTCGTTTTAAAACAGGCCAAGACCATTTGAAACAGCAACAAGCACCGCATGATTGGCAGTCAAATTCACTTATTTGTTCCATGTCACAGGTCGGAATCCAAGGTCTTCATTAACCAAATCTTCGTATGGCGCAAGGTGAGAAATGTTTGATATTTTAGCTTTTAATTTAGGACAATCAACATATTTTCCTTCGTGCCTGTTTACGCAATTGAAGCAAATAGGATAGAAGTCTGCATTAAGTGACTTGTCTGGATTGTTCTTCCATTTGTGGTAATCCTTAACATATCTTGTAGGGTCTGGTTGAACTCCGTTATCTTCCAAATACTGGAAAATATCGTCATCTGTCCAATCGCGCATTGGATACAATGACATTGGCGAATTGTCTGCATATCGAATGTCAACCGCAAGCGGAACATGACCCTTAATCAAATCTGTATCGCTATACTTGGTTCCGATATACACTGCTCCCCAAGGCCAATTAAAAGAGCCTGTAGGACGCTGTAGAACGTCAGTAACAGCACACAGGAAGTCCTCTCCTTCCTTTGGATGTTCAGTTCCAAGAGACAAGCATACAGCCGTTCCTTGGCCCCATTGATAGTATTTGATGAAATCAAAACGTAGCTCGCCAGTTTCAACATCAGGCCCATCAGCAATTGCTATTTTGCTTGGAGCGTAATCGTAAACTTCTAATTTCCACTCTTTGATCAAACGATCCGAGTAAGCATATCGTTCACGGAATTTTGGTTCACGATACTGGATGACAGGAAGATCAATTCCTGCGCCAAATTTGATCAAATGTAGAAGTGCCGTGGAGTCTTTACCTCCACTCCATAAAACTACTGCTCTCGGCCATCTTTTGTTCCATTCTTTGATTTTATGTATTGTTGTATCTATTAGTTGTTTCATTAAATAATAATCGCTACACCTGCCAACGCTCCAATTGCCGCTCCACCCATTCCGATCATTTGTCCTTGTTGTTGGTTTGCACTGGCGGCATTTTGCTGTGCATTTTGCAATAACATTTGTTCGTAATTCTGCTGACTTTGCTGCTGATTCTGATTGATTTTTTGCAGTTGTCCAAGGTTTTGATTAATCCAATCCGTTGTCGATTGATTAAGTTGCTGCGTTCCCTGCATAACATTTCCTTGATACTGCTGCATTGCGGCAAGGTTCTGATTTTTTGCTGCTTGTTCAGCGGCAATAATAGACGCTGGATCAAGACCTCCAATTGGTGCTGGAGTTTGTGCCAAATATCCTTGTTGGATTTGCAAATTTTGAAGTCTCGCCATTCTGCCAGCGGCAGTTGCTTGATCGTAAATAGCGGATTTTCCAATCAAGCTATCAGTTCCCAAACCAGATTGGTTCATCAAGCCCTTCTTGACTGCCCAATTATCCATCCAATTTTTGGTTGCGCCAAGATTAGTCGCTTCGGCAACGCGAGAACCAAGCTCATCGCGCATTTTAGAAATTTCTGGATTTAGCAACCGATCAAATTCCTTTGAACGTTGCAAGTTGTCCATTCCAAACTCTGCTGCCTGCTGTGAAGTTTTTGCAGCATCAAAAGATTGCATTACTGGAGCTTGTGATGCGTAAGATTTAAGCAAACTTGCTTGATTTTGCAATGCGGCAAGTTGACCCTGCGATTGCATTCCCAACCCTTGAAGTGCTACTGCTGAACTTGGTAATTTGTATGCCATATTAAACTGTAGCAGTTGTAGGAGTTGTTGCTGTTTTTGAAACGCCAACTGGAGCAAATCTTTGAGCTAATCCTCCAGCAATTCCACCAAGTGCCGATCCAGCAGCTTGAGTGTATGCGCCAGTCATTGCGGCATTAGAGGCTTGGTTTTGCGCTTGTTGACCAAGCAATGCACCTTGGTAATTCAATGCGTTTTGACGTGCAGCTTGGTTAATGCCTTGGAAGCCTGCTCCAATTTGAGCCATTTGATCACCAACCGATTGATTGTATCCTCCGATATTGCCATACATGGCATTTTGCCAGTTTTGCATTGCTTGCACATTTGCTGCCTTTGCTGCTTCTTGTGCAGAAATAGATGTTGAAGGATCAATTCCTCCAACTGGAGCTTGCATTTGACGAAGAACCTCTTGTTGCAACGCAAGGTTTTGCTGATCGTAGTTAGCTTTTGCTTTTAAAGCGGCATCATATGTTGCAGCTTGTCCAATAGTAGAGTTTCCAAGGCCAGTCTCATATCCTTGAATAAGTCCTTGGTTACGCGCCCATTCGTTCATGTATTGCGCTGCGTTATCCATGCTTGAAAGTCTCGCAAGTTCTGCGCCTTGCGCTTGACGCATTTGAGCAGCTTCTGGAGACATCATTTGTTCCATTTCACGGGAACGCTGGACATTTGCCATTCCAAGTTCAGCAAGTCGCCTTGATTCCGCAGCGGCATTGTATTCCTGCTGTGCAGGAGTCATGTTGGCATATGACTGCAACAATTCACCTTGTGTTGCTTGCTGCCTTGCTTGCGCCTGCTGCATAGCAAGCATGATAGCCAAATCCCGTGAGGAATCAGGTTTTGTCAAATACTTTTTAGCATCAACTTTTTTTGCGCCACCCATGATTAAAAATTGGTCATACTATAAATTTCACGATCTGTTTTTGTCAAACCTAATTTAGTCATAATTTCATTGCTAAAATTAGGACGATCATTGATTAGCGGAACTCCAATATATCCGGGTTGTCCAGAAAGTTGCGAGTGTGCCTTCCAATCGCTCATCACTTGGATGACATCTTGTGGTCGCGTGTGTTGTGGGTGAAAGGCAGGATAGACGACAGGAAGAAATACATGATCAGAATATCCAAATAACTTGCCGTTAGAATAATGCGCGTAAACATTGATATTCGGATGCTCGATGATTTCATGGTCAAATTCTTGCGCGAAATCTTGCAATTCATAAAACTCGTTTGTCCCATGTTTTGCTAATTTATATTCAATTTTAGTTCGCATATATTTATTTAATTAGTTCCAACTACAACCTCATTTCCGCTCAATTCAGTTGGCAAATATCCCTTAAACCTCTCCGCTTGTTGCTGAATAACCTTGTTCCGTGTAGCAAAGTTACCGCAAACAACGCAAGGCAGGCAATTTTCAGCGTCGATTGGAATTGGAACAGAAGAATAGAGAGGCACAACTGGATCATCGCCGAATGGTGATACAAATCGGTTGGGAAAGTTGGTTACTTTTACAGAAGCGTCAATGATGGAAGGCATATTAGCAAGGATTAAGTATTCTGTATTGATTTGCCGCTGCATTTGCGGCTTGTTGAGCAAGAATTTCAGCTTGTTCCTCGGCGTGAGTAAATGAAATGCTTGACAAGAATGATGCTGCTGCCGTTGCTGAAATTGATGACAAAGATGGACAGGTCAAAGTCACAGTTCGATAAACTTTGGCATACCAACTTTGCTGGTCTGTTTGTGGGATTTCATACGGACTTGGAAGAAGATCAAGAGTCAATGTTGATCCATCTTGGGCAAGCAAACAAGATTGTTTTTCTTTGGAATTTGGAACACCAGTTGACCTTTCGCTCCACGGGTCTTGGAACATCCTAATAATTTCAACACCTAACTCTCCACACCATTCAACAAGCATAGAAAAGCCCTTATCTATATCCGTTGTGAGATAAGATTCGCACGTTTCTGCAACTGCATTTCGAGTTGCGGATTCAGTGATCAAACGTCGATATTGTGTGTTTAGAAAACCAAACTTTTCAATCTCTGGAGCAAATGGAGTGTCTTGCCACTGGTAGTCTTCAGTTACCGCTAAAATGCGCGTGTCAAGGATTGATTGATACTGCCCCTTGCTGCCTCGATAAGATGCTTTGACATCTACTGTGCCTCCAATTTCGCAACATTCCAATTCAGCGTAAACAAACTGCTTGAAGTCCATCCCATCACCGAGCAATGCGGTTTCCACTTGCGAGTAAATGCGATTGAATAGTTCAGTTGTTGAACCATCGGCATTGATGCTCAAATATGAGTCAACACGATTTGATGTGAAAGATTCCCAAAGCGAAATGTAAGAACCATCATTTGTCGCGGAATAATCAACGGAGAAATGAAAGCAGCGAGGTTGCCCATTAACGATTCCTGTAGTCCACTCAACTGGTCTGCTGCCAGTCCATACACCGCACCAAGCAGGTTGGCGCGATGATCCCATTTCCGCTGCAACTGCCCAATCCATGACCATTGTGGCTGAATTTAGTGGCTCAAGATACGGAATGCTATAGAGCAAATAATTCTCAAATGATGTAGCGCAAATGCCAGTTTGGTTGCCTGCCATGTATGCCTTTGCTCGCACCATTTCGACATCTTTATACAAGACTTGCGATGACAAGTAAGCGTTTCCAGCGACATCCGCTGATACAAGCCCCCCCTGCGAAAACCACCACATTTGACCAGCTTGAAACGCAATAGATTTACCAGCAATGCAACCTACATTCGCAAACAAAATAGTTTGAAAATTAGGCGTTGTTCCCCATGCTGCCCTGTCGTAAATTCCGCTTGAAAGAGCATAGGTTTCACGATCTGTGAATACATACAATTTCTGGTCGTTATTCTGACCTACATAGTTCACCAATGCCGTTACAGGTCGAGTAAACGAAAAGTCTCCACGTCCTGATCCTGTAGTGCGTTCCTGCCAGCTTGTAGGGTCACCAAGATCAGATGCAAGCACGATGTTTTTGTTAGCAACCCAAAGTCGATTGCCAGAATACGCCATCCAAAATCCAATTGGAATGTCTGCATCTTGCACTCCAGTGGTATTTGATCCGTCCCAATACACGGGAGCGTTTACACCATCTTGGATGAACAATACGCGATGCGATGGAGTGACTGAAACATCACCACCAGTCGAAATGTTTGCTGATTTTGTTGCCAGCGTGAAACAAAATTGTGAAACATTTGGATCAAGCGAAACATTGGTAAGTTGGAATGGTTTCCAATCTTTAGGTTGCGTTAGTGGGAATGGACTCCAATAAACCTTGCCGTTTACAGCAAATACGATGTATGGCAACTCATCCGCTTCAACGCCTTCGCCATTTGTTCCGTAAATTTGCGTAGATGTTGTAGCATCTGCTGCTTTGAATTGTTTGTTTGCAAGAAACAAAATACCACCTTGAAAGTTGCCGGGAGGTAATGACAATCGCATTGATTGTCCGGGTCTGGTTTGCGCGATTCCGCCTCGTAATTGACAATTCACTGCCCATTTAACTTGGTTCTCTGGCAATGCCCACGGGTTACGAACAGAGTTTACACCTTGAGTCCAACCAGCAGTTGTTTTTACCTGCCGTCCAGAAGTAATTTGAGGTGATTTCATGTTACCACATCACAGGGTCAGCACCATCACCTTCCGCATAGCAAACGGAATTGATTTGCGGCACTGCCATAGCGTGACCATCAATTGATTCTTGTTGGTTTTTAAGGTATCCAAACGCAATCTGCCAGTAGCGCATAGCTTGATCAGCAAAATCCTTATCTTCCAAATCAACCGCGTGAACAGCAGCAATAATTGCGCGTTCTTGTTCAAGCGGGATATAGTCATAAACACTCGAAATGCTTGGATTGCTAACCTTGTAAATAATCCTTGCCCACGCACAAAGCTTGCCAATGCGGATTCTGCGGTAGCTTGGATTAATTTCAGTAGGATGATATTGACCTATCAGCGTCATGTCGTTGCTGCGTCCGTAATCCCATGCGTAAAGGCTAACGTATCCATCCGTAATAGGCTTTTCAATGTGTGCAACGCTCTTAACAAAGATTGGATCGGAAATTGCATCAACAAAGAATGTGGATGAAACGGAATTGCCAGTCGTTGTGTATGTCCTGCGTCCAGTTGTGGATGTCAAGTTACGCGCATTAGAAAGCGCGTCGTAAAGCTCGAAAGAATTGTTATTAATCCGACGAACATAGTAATTCGTTCCAGAAACTAATCCAATTGGCAATGTGTCTCCTTCTTTTGCGCGAGCTACAAGCAGTGTTCCTGTCTCGTAGAGCGATGAATCAGCAACAATGTTGTTAGATGGTTGCACTACGACATCACGAATAATGTCAAGGCTCAACTGGCCACTTCCAGTTGAAGAAAGAATTACTGGAGATGCGCCGTTATACACTCGCACAGAATCACCGATAATTTTAATAGTGTAATTAGTCGCAGCAAGCAAAGGAGTCGGCAATATGTTAGATGAACTAAAACGAACAACTTGATCTTCAGTCAAAAACGCAGTATTTACAGGTTTTATCAGATTTGAGTCAACAGATGGAGAAACTTGCGTCCGAATAGCGTAATATGTTTGACCAGTTCCAAACGAGTCAATATTTATAATGCCAGACACCTTATAAACTGTAATTGTTCCAGTTGCAGGTGATGATAGAGCGTCATCAATTGCATAAATAAATTGATTTGCAGCAGGCACAGAAAGTATTACTGCCCGTGTTATATTGTATCCTTCTCCCGGATCAGGAGTAAAAATTGTTGCAATTGCTCCTCTTATTGTTACAATATTTCCGGCAACATAACCATGATTAATTGAAGTTGTGGCTTTTGCAGTGCCATCAAATAAATTAACAAGTGAATTTATTGATATAGAATTTCCGTCAATAAGCAATCCAGCAATAGCATTTTGTTCTGTATCATATACTTTAGCAAGAGTATTTGATGCTACATTTAAATAAAACGGAGTTACACCATTATCAATTGCAGGAGATGTCGTTGGAAGGATATAATCAGTTCCAAAGTAAATTTGTTGCCCAGTTACAAGCGTTGTAAAATCACCAAGCCAATTATTTGTAAAATCCACTCCAAATGCGCGAGAAAGAACAACATAAAATGTTCCAGTTCCAGCAGAAGTAATGTTTACATCACTAAAGTCAGTGTTTTTAACAGTAAATGTTCCTGTAATTCCACTCAATGGAGTTTCTGCGCGATAAGCAGTTCCAGAAACAAGCGGAGATGGCAATACACCAGTTGAGGAAAAGTTTACAAATACGCCAGTTGAAGGAGTAATCGTTACTGTTGGCGTTGTAGTATAACCAGTTCCAGCAGTAACAATGTTTATCCCTGTTACTTCGCCAGAAAAAACTGAAATTGTTCCTGTTGCTGGAGTTGTAAGCGTATTAGAAACAGTATATGTAAAAGTTGTTGCTGTATTGTTTTTAATTGAAGAAACAATTGTTCCCACAGCAGGAGTAGGAAGCGTAGAAAGAACATTTATTGT